GCATAGGCGCCGAAGTTCTGGAGCACTGTGCCGAGCAGCTCCGACGCTTTGTCCGTGTGGCCGGTCGACGCGAGCCGCATGGCGTGATTCGCGAGCGCGTCGAAATTGTCGAGCATGATCGTATCGTCATCGCCGACGGTCAGCTTCCGCGCGTTCGCCATGTTGCCGCGCAACTCGTCAAAGCCCGCATTGAACACGCGACGATCCAATGCGGCTTGGATCAGCCCCGAGCGAAACTGCGAATGCTGCTCGCGGGTCAGCGGTGATCGGCCCGCTTCAAGCATGCCCTCGAAGCCCTTGAACTCTTCATTGCTACCGATGGTGTCAATGAGATCGTCGGTTAGCTGGCGTTCGTGCCGCATCCCGAGACGCCCGAAGAGCCCTTGCCCGCCGGTCGCGCTGGAGTAGGCCAGCTCGAACGGACCTTGCCCGCCATGTTCGGCCTTGAACTTTTTGAACGGCATTTAACCTACCACGCTGCCCGGTGAAAAGCTGAACCCGAGACTCTTGCCCTTGCTCGTGCCCTGCGAGTAGCTCGAGGATTGGCTCTCGCTCTGTGACGTGCCAAAGCTCTCGGAAAGGGCTTGGCTGATCGCTGACGCGACTTGATCGCTTGTCGACTGACCCTGCGTCAGCACCGTCGGCGAGCCGAGAATCTGTGAGAGCTGCAAGTAGGGTGACAGCCCGGCGTTGAAACCCGCGCCCGCGAGCCCGAGCAGCGACGGCAGCGCGTTGAGCCCTGTGCCCGCTGCGTTGACACTGTTCGCGCTGAGCGTGCCCGCAGCGGCGTCTCGTGCGGCTTGAGAGTTCGCCAGTATCTGAGCGACCCCGCTGTTGAAGTTCTGCCCGACGGCGCCCGCGGCCTTGCCAATCGACACGCTCTGTCGACTGCCGCCGAGCGTGCCGGTCGACACGCCGCGCGACGTGATGGCGGGCATCAGCTGTTCGTTGAACAGTCGGCCGCTCGACTCGAGCAGCGCGGCGATCTGCGAGCTGGCGGCGGCATCCGGTCCCGCGACCCGCGACTCGAGATAATCGGAGCCGGCCGGGCGTTGCAGCTTGTCGAGAAAGCCGAGCCCGCCGGTAAAGAGCTGCGCCGCTTCGTCCTGAAAGAGCCCCGCGTTCGCGGCTTGTGCGGCGGCTGCGTCGGTCGCATTGCCGAAGAGACTGCGAACGATATCCTCGAACGCGATGCTCTGCTGAGTCGTCGACTGCGCGGCTCCGCGCGAGAGCGACGCGCTGTCGCTGCGGCTGGTCGCGGTATCGAGCGAGCTGGCCAGACTGCTCGCTTGGTCTTGCGACGTATACTGCGAGCTTTGCTTCGATGTGTTGAATCCGAATGCCATTAGAGTTTCACCCAAGCCCCGCTAAATCGGAGATACAAGCCGCCGCCCGCTCCGGGATTCCAGTCGACGCCGTCGGCGAGCACTACGTCACCCTCGCTGTAACGGGACGGTTCAGCGTTGAGTGTATCAAAGTGAACACTACGAACGATAGGTGCGGTCAGCACGTCTGCGATTCGCCGCAGCTGTCCCGCGATCCAAGATCGCAGCGAGCTATATTCGAGCGGCACGGGCGTCGGTTCAAAGATAGCCACGGGTTTCGTACTCCAAGTCGAGCCCTGAGATCGCCCAGACGTTTTCGTCTTGGCCGCGTACCGATACCGAGATGAAGCGCCCCTGAAGCCCCGTGTTAATGAACGTCTCGCCCTCCGCCAGCGGCTGTTCCGTCGCCCAAGAGATCGGGACATTTTGAGCAGCACGAGCACCGACGCGAACGTATAGAGTGCCAGAACCGTCAGCGGCACGAACGTGAACACGTCGAACATACTTGAACCGCTCCGGCTCGCCCATGCTGAGATCGTCGCGGGCGATGTAAGCGTCAACGGCGACGGCGTCATCGGTATTCTGAAGGATCAAGTCGGGGCTGTCGAAGCCGACGATCTGCTGTTCGGTCGCGAGTGAGAAGTTCGCCGCATTCCACGCGCTTGGATCATCGTCCCATACTTCGGCGTCGGCATCCCATGATTCGTCGACAGCCGTGTCGTTCACCGTGCCGACGGCCGCGCACGTCACATCGACGCACGTCAACACCGCGAACGTGTCTTCGGCGACGTTGTATTCGACGAACTCGTTACAGAGCGTGTTGCCCGCTGTCGGGTAGTAAATGCGAACGCAATTGCGCGAGCGATCATGCGATACAAACAACATCTCGTAATTGTCGAGATCAATCTGCGAGAAGATGTGATCGCGCACGCGCCCTTGGGCGATGCTCTGCCAGTTCGTGCCGTCCGTGAGACACACGTCGCCGTCGGTCACGACGAGCACGCGCCCGCCAACGTCAATAGCTGCGCGACGTGTCAATGCGCCACGGTCGCCGTCAAGCAATCGCGTGCTGAAAATCTCATCACCGCCGACATAGTTGACGCCGTACAGGCCCGAACGCTTGAACACAAGCAGCGTATCTTGCAGCGGCACGCCGACAAGACACGGGCCGGGACTTTCCGACAAGATGTCGTCGCCCGCTTCGTTACTCGCGCTGGCAGTCCACGTCGCGGGGACATCGCCCGGAGCCGCCGCATCGCTCCATAACAATTGCGACTCGAAATGTCCCGACGGCCCGTCGATGTCGAGCGCGAATAGATGATGTTTGAACGCCACCAAGCTTTTGCAGATCGTTCCCGCCGGCCAGCCCGGCAGATCGACCGCCGGTGTGCCGACATCGCCAGCCCAATAGCGTGGCGCGTCGAGCCCGTTGGTAAAGCACGGGATGTTGTTGAGCAGCGTCGATGACCAATACCAGGGCTTCGGGGCCGGCGTCAGAGCGGCGCCCGTCACCGCATCGGTGTTGCTCGTCTCGAGGGCGTCAATTTCATTGTCGCCGAAGACGAGCCAGAAGTTCGATTCGGTGATGCCGCCGGGCGCCCGCACGTTGAGCAAGTGATAGACGGGGTCGACAACATTCTGCGCGTACACTTCGCGCGTGCCGCCGACGCGCTGCGCGAGCCCGTTGGCAAAAATCACGTTGCTGCCGCTGGTCCAGAAATCCGGGCCGACTTCCCAGGGCGGCACGTCGAGCGCGAGCCCGTGAGTCGGACGAAGCCGCATCAGTTTCTTCGGGTAGCTCATATGCTGCGCACGACGCTGACCGAGAGCGTCGAAGTCAGAACCGTGTTGCCGCTGCCGTCTTTCAGCGTGAGCGTGAGATTCGCCGACGTTGTGCCGGGCGCGGCTTGGGTCCAAGTCCATGTTCGATTGCTGCTCAGTGCGAGATCGGTATCGAGCGCTGGGCCGCTGCCCGGAGCGGTGCCGGAATTCAAATGCAGCCGAATGGTATAGCTGCCGGGCGCGAACGTCGTTGGAACGATCCAATTACCGGATTGAGTCGTGCCGAGCGTGTTGCCAACGCACGAATAGCCGCCCGCCGTCGTGAAATTGAGCGTGCCGACCGCTGCGACGCCCGCACTCGAGTCGGCGACGGCCGTCGGCAAGCCGTAGCGAATGCCCATAGCAGCCACGAGAGCAGCAACGGCGCCCGTCATGTAAGGTTATTCCCGCTGATATACCAGTTGCCCGAACCGATGTGGAACGCGCTAGCCATCGACCCTGTCGCCATCGTGCGATTGCCCGTCGTGCCGCCGAAGGTGAGCGTGCCGCTGGCTGCAATGGTCCAGCTATTGCCCGAGCGATTGATCAGCACGACGATGGAGTCGGTCGGCGGGTCGCTGTCGAGCGTGAACGTCTGACCGCTGCCGCCGGAGAACTGAACCGAGCGGCCCGCGTCACTCGCGGCCGTGTTACCACTAGCCGAGATTGCGCGGCCGGGGGCTCCGACGGGGCCGACTTCGCCCGCATTTGCATTGCTGCTCGTAACGATGCCGCCGCGGAAATTATAGTCTCCCGCGTTACTGACAGTCAGACGTGCGGCATTGTTCGTGAAAACCTCGAAGCCGTGATTGCTCGTTGTGCCGACTTGTCCCAAGGAGGAAGCCGCATACAGCTTCGTTGTGACAGTGCCATCTGACACCGACCAATTTGGAGTTCCGCCCGCTGTGACTAAACTTTGAACGGCCCCCGTGAATACATTGCTTTGTGAAAGCCGCGCAAAATCGGACGCATTCACACCATTCAATGTGATCGCAGTTGCTGCGATTGCAAACGATGTCACGACTGACGATGAATTTTTCGTGATAAGCAGCGCGTTTGCGATGCCGCCCGAACTGTCGTTCGCCGTGTTAATCGAGAACTGACCGCCGTCGCACTCAATAAAGAATTTTCGCAATCCCGCGCCCGCATTCGTGTCGTCGAAGTAAAGGCGGGGGTCGGTCGATGCGAGTTCCTGATTCGCAGAAAACGTATTTGCAATGGAGAGCCGCGCAAAATCGCTGAACGCAACGCCGCCGACTTGAATGGCAGATAGCGCACGACTTGGCGTAATTTCGAATAGCGACAGATTCGCGCCGCTGCGGGAGCCGCGCCAGACTGTCTCCGTAGCGGCGCCCGCATCCGATACGGTGAACAGTGCGAACTGACTACCATCGACCCGTATCTGCCACTTACCCTGATCAGCCGCGACTCCCGTTTCAAAGAAGGTCAAAAGAACTTGCGCCGCTTGAAAAATTTGCTCAGTGGTGAACGTGTTGGCGACACTCTTCCGCGCCGCATCGTTAATCTGCGCTTCGGTCAATGTGACCGCGACGCCCCCAACGAAGCTCGCGAAGGTCGCCTTCAGCCCCTTCTTGATATTGCGAAGGTGATCGTCGCCCTGCGACTTCGGGTCGGTCGCTCCAACCGGATTCGTGATGACAAGATCAGACAACCAATTGACGGTCTCGAGACTCATGGCTAGTAACCTCTACCGGTCGGCACGCTGCCGAAATTGTACGCGGGCGGCGACGTGGAGTTACCCTGTCGCGCTCGCGTGCGCTTGTTGAGATTCGCCACGACATCGGAAAAGACACTCAGAGCGTCTTGCGCTAGTTCTCGGTCCTGAGTGTGATTGTAGAGAAAGAAAAGCGTCCCGAAGACATACAGGTCTTCGTGCTCGTCGAGCAGCGAGTTCGTCGGCGTCGTCTCGAGCGCATCGGGAAAGCCGAGAACGATAAGCACGAACTCCGAATCCGTACCGGGAACTCCAGCGAATTCCACGGTTCGGCCGCTGATCGCGTACTCTTGCGTCGAGTCCGTCGGGGCTAGCGCGTTGATTCCATGCAAGCCGACATCGCGCAGCTTCACGCGATTGCTGTTCACGGTGCCGAAGATGGCGCGCACTTCCTGAGTGTGCGACGGCAGATTGTAAACACCCTCCGCGACTCGGTCAGTCTCGTCAATCGTTTCGCGGAACTCGAGCGCGAGCAGCTTGCGGCGAATCATCGACTCGCAAGAGCGAACGAATTGCGGGCACTCGGCCGCGAGATCGGTGCGCTTCGCTTGCGCAAGCACCGTCGACTGTAGCGTCGTGTAATTAAGGCTCACCTTTCACCGCCAATTCGAGCTTGGTTTCGACGCGCGTCAATCGAATGGACATCGACCGCTGATCGTTCGCGAGTTCCTTTTGCGAGGAAAGAATCTGCGAGCCGAACCAAGCGACCATGGCAATGAGCATCGCACCGAAGAATGCCGTGAGCCCAAACATGATCTGATAGAGTCGCTCGTTCACGGAGTGTTCTGGGCTCATCGGACGATGATCCGATTCGTGCTGTCGGTCGGCATGCGCTTTCCCTCGCGCGGATTCAGCTTGTACTTGGAGCCCGCGTCGGTGTTCAAGAACTTGATCCACGCGCGGCGACTGATCTGCGAGTCGCTGCACCCTAGATCGGGAATCTGCTTAACCCAATACCAGTAGTGATAGACCGGCATGAAAAAGATCGCATGCCCGGAGTGATCGGGCAGCGCCATATTGTGCCGTTCTTTGCGCAGCTCTTCGTTGAGTGCAAGCACGGCTTTCGGCGCCATGAAAGGAATCTTGCGCGCTTCCGCACTCTCGAGCTGATCCACCGTCACTAGTTGCTGCGTCATATCCCCTGTCCCTCTGAAACCCTCCCGGTGCTCGTCACACCGGGAGGGAAGTCGTAACCGTGGCGAAACGACTTTTTAGGCGGTGACGGCGAGCGAGGGGTCGATGTCCCGCACGACGCCGTGGGCCGCTTCGCGCCGTGGCAGCACCGTCGCGCTGACGATGATGTCACGTTCGGTCGACAACGCCGACTGCTTGCCAAGCTCCACGATGTTGTAGCCTTCGTGATAACCCGCGTCGACCATGTCGGGGTCAATCAAGAACACGTCGACTCGGCCGCCGGTGTAGGCTTGCTGCGAGCGATTCGGCACGAACGTCAGCATGAAGCCGAAGTCGCTGATGACGCCCGTGAAGTAGCCCTGCCCGACTTGCTTGGCCGGCTCGTTGCCCGTCACGTTCGCTTGCGGCGTTGCGACCTTGATCGTGCCGTCGACGATCTTCTGATTCAGCTTCTGAATCAGCTGCGGCGTCGTCATCAGATAGCGCACGTTGCCGAAACTGTTGAAGATGCCGAGTAGAAGACCCGTCACGAAAGCCCACGACAACGCCCGCGCGGTGCCAACCGTGGGGGCATCGACAATGTGCGTGCTGTTGTTATAGCCCGTGGCGGTGCCCGTGGCGCCGAGCGAGTCATTGGTAATGACCCAACTCGAAAAGCCGGCCGCTTGCTGCGCCGTGGCGTTGTTGTCGCCGATCACTCCCGCGAGATTCGAAACGAAGTTCGCTTCGACATCCTGACGAAGAGCCTTCAGCGCTTTGTCGGTCTCGTAGGCCAGAACCGACACGTCGCCCGCGAGCTGTGACGCTTGCGCCGTGCTCGACACGCTGATCGCCTTGCGGAAAATCTGCGCACGAGCACTGACACGCGAACCGGTCGCAGCGATGAACGTCGACGGCCGCGAGCCTGCCACGTGTTTGTTCGACAGCGACGGCGCGGCGATGTTGTCAAACGCCCATTCCGTCTTGTCGCTGTTACACTGACCGACGCCGACGATGTTGGTGAACGGCGTATCGGCTGCCGTCTGAAGGAAGAAAACCTTGCGATACAAGTCTTCCTTGACGAGTCCACCGTCGGCGAGGGCCCGAAGGTCGACAACGTCAAGTGCGTCTGCTGGAAAAGACATGACTGCTTAACTCCGTTGTGAATTGGCGAATAGAACACTCGCGAAGTTATCGACGGCCCGCTGATCGCGGTTCGTCGACGGTCTGCCGCCGGTCGGGCGCGGCGATCCACTACCGGCATTGGGCTTCGCACCCTTGCCCGGTGTCACGGTCTTTCGCTGCTTTACTTTCTCAAGCGCGGCTTTGATCGTGCGTGACTGGATCATCATGCTGCGAATGTAGCGAAGCGTGCGATGATCGACCACGTTGGCAAGATACCCTTCCGGGAATCCGTGATCTTTCAAGTGCTCGATCATCGCCCCAAGCTCTTGGGTTCTGACTTCGCGATCTTGCCATCCGGGAATTGCTGACAGCACTCGCTGTCGCTCTTCCTTCACAGCGCTATCGCGCCGCGTCTGCAATTGCTGACGCAGCTTTTCGGGAATCGCATCCTTGGGGATTGCGCCCAAGATGTCGCGCAGCTCTTCCTCCGTGCGAAGTAACTGAGCCTCACGGTCGCGGAAGCTCTGCTCGCGCTGCAAGCCCGTGAGTGCAAACTCATCGTGCTCGGCGGCAAGGTCTTTCAACTGACCGAGTGTGTAAGGTTTCTGCCCTTCGATGCTCGACGGGACTTCGATGCCGTACAGCTCCGCGTCGCTCAACTTGGAATAGGCGCCGAGCTCCTTGAGTCTCTTCGGCTTCGCGGCGGGTTTCGGCTTGCCCTTGGCGTCGACCGGCGGCTGCTCTTCCTCGAGCTGCGCGGGCTGCTCTTCGGTCGGGTCGGGCTCGTTGCCGTCGTCGGCGGGCGTTGCGGCCGCGAGAGCAGCGGCGAACGCTGCAAGCCCGGCTTGATCGTCGGCAGTCATGCCGCCATTGTTCGATGCGTTTTCGGTGCTCACGGTTTCTTAGCCTCGCTGTAAAGGATGCTGAACTTGTTTGAGAGCTTCTTGAGTGCGCGCGTCAAGTGCCAGCACTCTTCGCGGCGCTCTTTGGTCGTTGCTCGCTGCCATGCGATCTGATTATCTGCGGCTAGCTCGGTGAGCAGCGCGGTAATAAACCCGCTCTGCTCAAGCTGCTTTAGATTTTCCTTTTGCTGCTGGTTTAGTTTCATCGGTCTCGCTGCCACGGTTGTGAGTGATGAGTTTGGTCACGGCGTCGCCCGCGATCTGAGCCTCTTCGATTTCGGCGTCGATCACCTTCGCCCAATACTTGTATTCGATTTCCTGATCTGCGACGTATTTCGGCAACGCTACTTCGACCTTGCGCAGCCCGACCGCTTGCGCGAGCAAGTTTTCTTGCTTTTGCTGCTGAGCCTGTGCGGCTTTACCCTTGCGCATCATTTCGTCCTGAGCCGCCGGCGTCATCGGGTCAATGTAGTATTGCTCCGGGATCGGCACGTCGCTGACGCGCGCCCAATCCATGTAAGCACGATAGAACCGTTCGACATCGACCAAGACACCCTCTTGACCCTTCTCGGTCAGATAGATGTGATCCTGAATGATCGTGCGCAGCGTCGACGCCATGCGCGCACGCTCGCCAGGGCTCTGACCGAGCTTCACAGTGATGGCGTCGCGCTCCGACCATTCGGCCGGAATGGGCGAGAACCAACGGCCGTTTTTCTTGATATTCACCGCGCCCGTGTAGTGCTCGCGCAGCGTCGCGTGCGCGACCAAGAACCAATTGCGCACGAGCGTATTTGCAAACGTTTGCATCATCAGAGCGGCCAGCGATTCCATGACGCTGTAGGCCCGGTCAAGGCCCTGCGATCCCATGCGGTCGCCACCGACTTGCAGGTTCCCGCTTGCAAGCTCCAAAGCTGCACCGCCCATTTCTGTTCGGTCACGCTTGATCGCTTCGATGTTCGCGAGGATATTGCCGGTGTTGTCGGGGATCGGGAACGCCATCGCCGCTTGCCGTACATCGCTGACTAGCTCCGCGTTGACTCGGAGATTGCCATTCACGCGCCCGTCGCCAAGATCGTCGGCATTCACGACGCCGTCAAGCGTCGCGGTGCGGTTCTTGTTGACGGCGTTCACGTTGTCATCGCGCGCCCGCTTCATGCCGGTGTTTTCGTCCTGCACCATGCGCAGCTTGTCGTACTGACCAAGCCCGGTCAGTCGGTGCGGCATTAGGATCGTCGTGCCCATGGCGTAGGGAACGAGCGAACATGCCGTGCCGGATTCGTCGTCGCCGATGACTTTGCTGTCGTTCCACACGAAGGGGATCATGCAACGCTCGGGAAACCCGTCGTCGTCGAGATCGACGAGCGCGTAGCACTCGAGCCATTCGATCTTGTCATACGCTTTGTCGGCGCCCGTGCTGGCGCGAGTATCGACGAAGCCAGAAGGATTACGGGCCGCGGCATCGGGCCGACCGCTCGAGCCCGAGAACGGCGTCAGCGAGTCGACCGTCTGTCGGTCGAAGCGCTCATAAAGTTTGTAGCGAAAGTCGACGTGCCGCTCTGCACAGAAGTCGATGTTCTGAAGATTGAAGTCCCAATCTTCTGCGCCGTAGAAGAAATTTTCGGGCGCGATGGCAGCATTCCTGAAGTCGATCTTCGTGACCATGAGCCGCACGGTCGCGACATTGTTCGACCAATTGACGAGTTCCGCGTCTTCGCCGATGGCGTCGAGCACCGCTGCAAGCGTGTCTTCGTCTTCGACGTTCTCGAACGTCTTGATCTGCGCCGTGCGCTTGTTTTCGCACCACGACTTGATAATGCCGACACGTTGTAGCAGCGCGTCTTTCGCGGCGGTCGCCAATTGAATGAAGCCGTCGCCCTTGCGCATGGTGAGATAGACGACGGTATCGGTCTCGAGCTGTGATTGGTCTTCGTCTTCCTCGCCCGTCGGATCGAACTCCGCGACGTTCGAGTTTGTGGCCGCTGCCATCATTTGCGCGAGGTTCGCTTCGACTGACGCGGAGACATCGCCTGACACCATTGCAGAGCGGCCCGTGATCTCGTCGCCGCGCGGGCGTTGCAGGTAATACGTTAGGGCATCGGTGCGCGCGGCTTGAATGCCGTCGGGACCCCAGCCTGCGCAGCCCTGAAGTCGGGCGCGCAAGAATTCGACGAGTGCTGTTTTGTCCAAAACTCAGTACCTGTAATTCGAGTTCGAACGCGGGCCGCAGATCACAGCTTTGTCATGCAAAGTGTAGTCGATTGGCTTCTTCCACGAAAGAGCCCCGATACGAAGCGACGCAAGACGATTCAGCGCGGCATAGACGGCTTCGGTCGCCGCGAGCGGGTCGCCCTCTTCGTCGACCCAAAGATTCAAGCTGTCAGTGACAGCGGCTGCAACAACGCTACTCGGGGCGATGATCGCCCGCTCGAGATAGCCCGCTGTTTCCGACTCGCTCGACGGGCGCACGACGGGCCGCACGGGAAGGCCAAGCCCGCGAGCATCGGCGAGCAGATCGTCATCGACGACAAGCACGGCTTGGCCGCTCGCGATCTTGGTGATGTGCCCCTCTAACACTTCGTGGAGTGCCGAAGTCGACATCACGTTGCCGCCGTAGAGATACCGATTGTTGCCGCGAACGATGCACTCGATCAGTGCGGTGTAATCGCCGACGCGCGCGACTGCGATCTGATGCGCGCCGTTTTTGCTGAGTTCGGGCAGCTCGCGCACTTGCCCGATGCCCTCGAGAGACTCGAAAACGCGCGCGAAGGGGCCGAGTGAAGTCGGCGGGGCCGGCTTGCAGAAATATTCTTGTTGGATGAGTCGCTCGCTCATGCCTTCGTTGCGCTCTTTCTCGATGTCGTCGAGCGTGATGATTCCGGTGTCTTCGATGGTCTTGAGCGTGACAAACCATTCGGGATTGTCTTTCAGATTTTGATACATCTGCCACATATGATTGCGGCCACGAAACGTGCTGATGAAGATCGCCCAACCTTTGTTAGCGCGTAGGATTGGACGAAAGAAATCCCAAGCTCGAGGATCGGACAGCGCCCATTCGCTGAACACGATGCCTCGCGGATTGCTGCCGACGGCTCGGTCGTAGTTATCGGTTCCGAGCAGCTGCCACGTAGAACCGCAACTTCGCTCGATGAACATATCCGTTGCGTTTGTGCTAACGCGATCCGGGAAAAATAGATCAATGAACTTCCTTCCCGTCTGATGATCGATGCCATTCCATATGGCGCGCTTCGCTTGTGCATGCTTGGGGAGCAAGTGCCAATAGCTGCCGATTTCTCGCTCGCCGAGATGTTGAGCGAGCCACATTCCAAACCAATCCTTGCCCGCGCGTCGGTGCCATGCGTGTAGTTGCATGCGGCGCCCGGCTTCGAATGCTTCGAGCGCTTCCTGCTGATGCGGCATGAGATGAACGTCGAACTCTTCGACGAGCTGTTTCGCTTTGGGTCTGCGCTTCGGTGTTGACTTTGGCATGTGGCGGAGTGTACCGCTGCGCGCTTGGTGTTGCAAAGTGTTACCAGCTAACACGAATTGAGAATC